TATCCGTGTCATCCCCCATGACCACCAGGACTCGCGGGGTTGGATTGTATATCAAGCCGCCTGTCTGGATGGTGGGTGCGGTAGGAACGGTATTGGCTAAAAGACTGACTGTGTTGGACGGTGCGCTTGTGCTTTCGTCCCACTCGCCATGCGCCAAAACCCTGTAATAGTATGCGCTTCCGCTTGCGATCGGGGCGTAAACAATCAAGCTCGTGCCGGTGGTAGCCGCAATATCTTCCCACGTCTCCCCATCCGAGCTGCGCTGTACACGATATCCGGATACCACGCTGTTTAGTCCCGGCGTGCTTGGACTCCAGTTGAGGGTCGCGGCATTGCCCGCCTCGACGACTGCGTTATTGATGGAAAGCGTAGGCGGTGTATTGGGCTGCACATCCACAGCGGTCACCGTTACCAAAGCTGCGTTGCGAAAACCAACGGATTCTCTTGGAGCCGATATTCCCACGCGATAATAGAGTACATCACCCACCGAGTCAGGGCCCGGAAGGGCATAGACGCGCTCCTCTCCGACCAGCACGGTGGCGTCGGGTTGCCGGGTGTAAGACGGAATTACGTTTTCGTCCAGACGGTAGAGCGCATAAAACGTGCCCTCTATCAGATCTCCGTGAAGATCCGTTATGCTGCCCTCGCTCCATGTAAAAGTTATATTTACGCCGGGCGGGACTTCCAGATTTTGCAATCCGTTTCCAAGCAAAATCTCTGGCGTATTATATATAACAGCCATACGCCCCTCCTTATTGGTACACGTTGCCGATGTAATTAGCCACCCGCTCAATGGAAGCCAAATTGGTGCCGCTGATAATCAGCCGGTAAAGAGCCTCCTGACGACGGCTGCCGCCGGTGGCCAGATCGTCCTGGGTAAGCTCCGGATCAGCGGCAGCCCCGGCGCTGGTGGCGTTGGTGCCTTTGATCACGCGAAATACCAGGGTGTCAGCCACAGCCCCGCCGCCGCGGGTGAATTCTGCCACCAGCAGATCGTGGCGATAGGCTCCCGCGCTGCCGCTGTCCACGGTAAAATCCGCCACGGTTCCCCCTTGGACAGAGAGCAGATAGCCCTGGATGGAGTACACGCCGGAGGCCAAACGCACCGCGTTATCGTTGACTTTTGTGCAGGCCAGTTGGTTATCGGCCAGGGTGATGCCACTGCCGCCGATCAGCGCGCGGTGCACCTGGGCATCGTCCTCGGCGTAGATGTGTGGCGTAGTCCCGCTCGGGGTGTAAATGGTAATTGCTTTCTGGCCCATAACAATATGCCTCCTCTTTTTTATACATCGGTGTCTCCGGCTTCGGTCGCGACGGTGGCAACCTTTACGGATACTGTTGTAACGCCATCCTGGATGCTGAGAATTTTATTGGATATCTCCGACACGGCCACCAGGCCGGTCAGCCGGTCGCGCACGGGGATCATATCTCCCAGCTCCGCGGAAATATCAATGCGCAGCTGGTCAACGGTGATGGATTGCGCCGGAGCGGCCTCCTGCAATCGGTCTACGGCATTTTTGAGCAGATCTTCTTCGTCCTCCGCGTTTGGATAATCCAGCAGCACCGTGCGCACCTCCGCTTCGCTAAGGGATGCAGGACGATTAAGATAATAATTTTGCCCAACGCGGTACACATTCAGCACCATGCGATCTGCAAGCTCCCCGCTGCCCAAAGCCAGGCAGTGATTGGCAAGCTCCACATTCCCGATTTGGGACGTAAAATCCACGCTGTAATCCTGGCTGATCTCTACAATATCCGTCCAATCGTCAACTGGCTGGGCGGAAAGCACCACGCCGGGTATGGCCTGATCAAAAGTTACATCCAGCCGCATGCCCACGGAATGCAGGGCTTTTTGCAAGCCCTGGGCCATGGACTGATACCGGAAAGACGCGCTGACGAGAACACCCGCATCGGCGTCTGTGGTGGTGATCAGGCTGCCAAAAGACGAGCCAACCACCTGGCGGATCATGGCGTTTGCGTCTGTGTTTGTAAATACCAGATATCCTTCCCCTGCGGGAGGGATAATGCGTTTTTGATGCAGCAGCCCGCGCCATGTGGGGCCTTGCAAGGTAATCGTGCCCTCTGCCGTCTGATGTCGGATCATGGTCACGGGTCCGCCCCACTCGGTGCCTGCCGCGTAGATGTAATGGCCCTCCCGAATTGGATTTTCAGCCCACACAGCCTCCGGCAAAGTCATGGACCAGGTATTGTCGATTAATTGGGCGTCCGCGCTGATATCCGTTTGCATATCCGCGCCGGTGATCAGCTCAAGCACGCGCAGTTCGGTCAAGTTTTCGTCGGAATGGATCCACGTTACTCTGTCCACAGCAGCTCGCTCCTTTGCTGTACAAGGGTAATTTGTATAGCGTATTCCCCGCTGTAAACCACCTGGCTTTCGCCCACGGCGACGGGCTCAAAAATATCGTGTTCTTTATTGCGGTTGTTAAAAACGTCAGTTCTTGCGCCGTTCTCGGCCACAATATATATTTTGTGAGTAATCTGATCGATCACCAGATAATCCGTGGCGGTGAGTACCACGTCCACGGCGTAGGTGTTTCCGCCGATGATGATGGATGGATTGGACGCTGGGCCGAAAATGGTAATGATGGCCGGAGCAGGCGCGTAGTGCTCGTTATATACGCTGCCCGCGCTCAAGCCCGTGCCGTATCGGTATGCGTAGTTGTAGTTATATTTTTTGCCGGTGGTGTCCGTGGTATCAGCCGCCGGATTAATAAGTGTTGTAACCTCCGTGCACCAATATGGCTCCACGGCCAGCACCGTGACTTCACGGGTGGCAAAATTCCCGGTCTTGGGGTGGGATGGAATATCACCGCCCACCGCCAGGAAGCAGACCATATACTGCCCGTCAACATACAGTCGGCCCGGCGCTTCTGCGACGCAATCCGCATCGACAATCGCGTGGAAGCGGTTTACCTGCTGCAAAAACTGCTGTTTTGTAAATCCGCGCATGCGGATCTCAAACGAGAATTCGCGGGGCCAGCGTGCAAACTTGCCTGCCTTGCCGCCCATGCCGGTGACGCGGTTGGTCAAAGTGTAGATCCACTCGTACTCATGCAGCGGCATGTCGTCCACAAAGGTCAGGCCGTCGCCGTTGAGGATAAAGGTTTCTCCGTTGTGATTTACATAGCGGACATCCATCAAACATACCCCCTAACGGCGCGGCCCAGCTCACGATCATTGAGCCGCAGGATAATGGGCCGGTCATCTTGCCAAAACGTTCTGCCGCCATCCTGGCTTGCCACGCGGGCGGCCACCGAGTATCCGTCCACGCTGGCGGTCAGCCGGGCAGGATCCGGCATAAGAGAGTCAAACGCGCGCTGTACAATTCCTGCGGAGTCTATGATGCCTTCAGCCATGCCCAGGCCGAGCATTTTGCCTACCTGGTCCCTCATCAGTGTGGATGGGCTGTGGATGCCCAGCAGGTCTAAAAGCCATCCGAACACAGATCCTAAAGCCTCTTTAATTTTCTCCCAAAGCCACGAAATGCTGGTTTTTATGCCCTCCCATAAGCCGACGATGATATTTTTTCCGGCCTCCCATAGACGGGGGGCAAGTTTCGCCAATCCGTCAACGATGGCTGATATAATCTGCGGCAAATTGGATACCAGCTGAGGGATGGCCTGTATAATACCATCAATGATGGCTATCAAAATATCCACACCAGCGCTGAGAATATCCGGCAGATGAGCAGCCAAAGTGGAAAGCAGCTCTTTGATAACGTTTGTGATTGTGTGGGTGATTTTTGAAATATTATTGGAGATGCCAGTGACCAAACTTGTAATTATCTTTACACCCGTATCAAGAATGATCGGCAGCATATCGTTCAGCAGTTTGATGGCCGTGTTTACCAAATTGTCAATGGCAGCAACAAATTGTTCGCTGCTTCCTTCCGTGCCGTTGACCATGCCGATCATGGCCTGTACAACCTCGTTCGCGCCATTTGCCAGCTCTGTTACGGCAGGCGCGAAAGCGACAGCAACCGCGTTTTGTACGCCGGTAATACTGCTGTTTACGCGGTTCATGGCGTCGTCAACCGCGCCCAGGTTGGAAAGGGCCTCGCCGCCCAGGATCAGACCGGCGTTTTCCGCTTCGGTCCCAAGTGCCCGAAACGCCTCGCTGCCCGCGTTGATCAGCGGGTTGAGCTCCTGGGCGCTTTTGCCGAAGATTGTCATTGCCAGGGCGTCGCGCTGGGTTTGATTCTCCACGTTTCCCAGGGCGTCGATGGCTTCCCACATCACGGTTTCGGAGTCGCGCAGATTGCCGGTGGAATCCCGGACGCTGATGCCCAGGGTAGCAAACGCTTCGCCGGTGGCCGCGCTTTCGCTCGCCATGTTTTTCGTCAGCTTGGTCAGGCTGCCGGTGATGGTGGATACTTCGGTATCAATAAACTGGGAGGCATACTCCCATTTTTGCAAATCGATGGGGTCAACACTGGTCTGTTCCGCCAGCGTGAGCATCGTATCCGCATAGGTACCCGCCGTGGTAGTAATATCCAGGATAGCCTTGCCCGCATCAATAGCGCCAGAAATAATGCTTTTAAAAGCGTCCACCACAGCGCCTGCGGCCTTTGCTGCAAACTCCGTCGTCATGATCGCGCTCATGCGGGAGATTTTGCTTGCCAGCTCATCGGATTGGGAGCCGGTCTGCTGCATCGCCGTGCTTTCTTTTTCCGCGGCTTCCGCTCCGGCATTCATCCCTTTGGTTGCGTCCGCGATTGCTCCCTCAGTTTTGCGCATCTGCCCTTCCAGGCGGGCCACCTCGCCCGCCTGGCGGTTATAGGCATTGGCGGCTCTGTCAATGGCGGCGGAATCCCCGCTTTTCTGTGCTTCCTCAAAGGCTCGGGCCAGCTCTGCCAGGCGCTCCTTCGCTGCCGCGGACTTCTCCTGCAGCAGAGATAGCTTTTGCTGATTCGCCTCGATGGATTTAGCAAGCAGATCCGTTTTCTTCGCGGAGAGTTCCTCGCTGTCCCCCATGGCGTCCATCTGCTTGATGGTGCTCTGCACGCCAGCGCCCAGCGCCTTGATTTGCTGATCGATAGCAGATAGGGCGCTATTAAACGTTTTTTCGCCGTCAACTTCAATGCCCAAAGAAATCGTGGAATTAGACGGCATAATCTCACCTCATACTCAATATTTCCATTAGTTCTTGTTGCTGGCTCATGGGCTTTTTATAGCGGTAGCCCTCTGTTTTGATCTGCTCCACGGCGATCAAATCCAGCAGCTCACACATCGGCATGTCCATGGTCTCATCCAACGTTAGCCCAAGGTGCAGACCGTACCATGTGAGCCAGGCAGGTGTCAGGCGTTCGGGGCCTCTCCCTGCTCCGCCTCTTCTTTTTTTGCGGGCTCGGCGTCCACCTGGCGATCACCCGCGGTGCATTCCGTTACAAGAGTCAGGAAGCGTTGATAATCTCCGGTGTCCGTAACGTCCAGGAGATCGTCATAGCTGATCGTCGGAAAACTCCCCATGTCCATTTTGGCTGCGTAACGGCGTCCGGCTTCCAGCATGAAAGAAAGCAGCTTCAATATTTTTGTGAGAGGCTTGTCTTTTTGCAGCTCTTCCATGCTGATCCCTTCGTTTTCCATGCTGGTCAGCACGCGGTTATTAAAAACGGCGATGTATTCCGTTCCGTTAATTTCGATTTTTGCGCACTTCATAATTTTCGCTCCTTTAAGAATAGCCCCGCGCTTCATGGGCGCGGGGCGTGTAGATATCAGGTGATGGCGAGGAAGGATTTGACCCAGGTGATAGCGTCCGCTTCGCTGGCGAATTCGCCATACTTTTTCCAGAGCCCGTCGGCAGTGTCGTCGCGCATAATGGACGCGACAAACTCCTGGCCGTTGAATTCCACCGTTTCGCCCTGGGTGGTGGCGGTGTCGGCGGGAATCTGGAATTGCACCTTGGTCAGGATGATGGCCAGATATTTCGGGGAATTATCCGTGATGGATTTAACCACCGTACCATAGCCCACGTAGGGCGGCGTCAGGCTGGCGGGAAAATCCAGTGTAGTGCCCGCCGGGGTGGTACTGGTCGCCGTCTGCAGCCCCAGGAGGGCAGCCACCGCCGCAAGCGGCAGCCGGTCGTTGGTGATGGTCAGCGTGCCGCCGCTAAACTGCTGAGCAGATTCCGCGGGGCCGTTGTTCGCGTAAAAAATTACAGGATCGGCGTTGTCCAGCTCAATGCTGGCATCAACCGCCTTTCCCAGGATGCCGCCATTGGAATATGTCACGGTATTCCCGGCGGCGCTGTAAATAGCGTAGAAGGATTGCGAAAGGCCGACTTTTGCCATGTTGAGCCTCCTATTTTGTTATATTGTTCATGCGTTCATTGGCCGCGTTGATCATGGCCTGCTGAACGCGGGCGCGCGCCTTGTTCAGTGCTTTTCCCAGGAAGTCATATCGATTGCGCACAGAGGTTCCCTTTTCCAGCGATCTTGCGATCAGCGGAATAGGAACACCACCCGGGAAAGCTCGGGTGGTGTGCTCTGTATACCCTTCAAAGCTGATTGTGGTTGATACCTTGCCGTCCTGCGTTTTCATATGGGCGATGCCCACATGGTCTAAAAGCTCCTGCTTTTCTCGTTTTGTTACTACCTGGCGTTTTGCTCCGGGAGGCAGATAGCCTTCCTCTTCCGGCATGGCGCGGATTTCCTCTTTGACGGCCTCGATCAGCACGGCAGCCCCGTCATAAACCGCGCACTTCATGACGCCCTCGGATCGCGTGCCCAGCTGGCTCAATAGGCTGGAAAAATCATCCAGGCCCTTGACGGTCATTTTTGGCATTTTTCCACCTCAGACGCATTCGCAGAAAAAGGTATAAACCACGTAATCTGTGCCCATGATCCAGCGCGTTTCCAGGCTGTATGCAATATCCTCCCGGCTGTCCAGCAATGCGATAAGCTGATCGCGGATGGAATCCTCCTCGGACATTGTATAGCGGTAGATTTCAAAGGTCCAACCATGCTCCGCGACCCGGTTGTCCGCCTTGAAATGCAGGCGGCGGGTTTCCTCCCACACGGTAAAGGCATCGCCATTAAAGCCGCTGAAATAGTGCTTGGCGTCTGGATCCACCGTTGCAAGCAGATCCTTTACATCATCCAGCGTCACGGGCTCACCTCCCGCAGGGTCAGGTCGGTAATCAGCGTCGGGCCGTCATCGTCATACCCATGAAAGGCGCGTTCGATATCATAGATTGGCATATCGCAGCACGGTATCGGTAAATAGCGGATTTCCTGCAAAACCACCACGTCATGTTGCCGGATGCCGCGAAATTGCAGAATACGGATTCGCGCATCTGTCTGATTTTCCGCGCGGTGTTCAGTGGGCCACGCCGGACTTGTCGCAAAGTCTGGCTCGCCATACCAGGATTGATAGATCAGCTTATACTCCCATTTGGGCTTGTCCCCAGGCTCAGAAATATCCGTTTTTCTGAACACGGAGCAGATGCCTTTGTCCAGGATCATGTAGCCTCCCCCTCATCGATGTGGATCCACCGTTCCCGGCGACGCAAGCGCAGCCATGGCGGCATCTCTCCGGGCGCATCCCTGTTTTGATACTGCCACACGGCATAATCCACAACCAGCATCAGATCATCGGACGAGTTATCCAGCTCAATCCCGATCCTGGTCAATTCCTGCGCAGCGCCCTGTATCCTGGCAAGCAAATACTCGTCCAGGGTATCGTCTTTTTGCAGGCGGTTAAGTCGCGCCTTGATCATGCGCAGCGCTGTATCATGATTGGTAAATGCCACGGCGCGGCCCTCCTTTACTTGGTTTTTTTGCGTGGCCTGGGCTGGGGCTTGGGTGCCGGTTCAGCCGCAATGGGCCGGATCCAGCCGTCCGCTGCCAGCTGCGCCACGCGATCAGGCCCCGGCGTGTAGCCGGGGCCTGGGTAGGCGTCGCCTGGATGATAGACGCGGGCATCATCCGGGTCTACGAAGGTGATCAGCGCGGTGTACATCGTCAGGCGTTGGCGGTGTCGGTGGCAAAGGCCATGGTGGCATTGGGCGTAGTGCCGCCCAGGCCGATGGCCACAAAGCCCTCAGCAATGGCGGGCGCGCCGTCATAGCGGGCCGTGCCCTTGAACACGGTCTGATCCTGCAGGAAGCGGACGTGCTCGGAGCTGGCAAACTGCTGGCCCGCGCGCTCCGCCAGGATATACAGGTCGAAGTAGCCGCCGATGATGACGTTATCGGGGATGAAGGACAGCACCTCGATGATGCCGCCCACCACGGGCATCACATCGGCAACGCCGGTGACAATGCGGCCAGCGGCGTCCACGGACACGGTGGCAGCCATGAGGGCGGTGTAGGTGGTCTCATTCATCACCCACACCTTTTCGCCGCGGGCATACTTGCCCTTGGCCGCGCCGGAGGCGGTGACGATGGCGCTGATCAGCGCCGCGCCGGTGGTGCCAGCGGCAATGCTGATGATGTTGGTGGTGTGCAGGTCGGCCCAGGGGCGAGCGGTGGCGGGATAGCCAGTGGGCGCTTCGGTCTGCACCAGACGGCTGACGATGCCCTGGGGCATCTTCTGGGTGGTGGCGGCGTTGCGGCCATAGAGGATGGCCTTGTCCAGCGCCAGGCCGATGGCCTGTCCCAAGGCGGTCATGAGCTCAGCGGCCAGATCCAGGTCGCTGTCCTCCAGGTTGGCGTTGCACACAGCAAAGAAGCCGCCCACCTTGTAGCAGTCCATCTCCAGGTCGTTGAAGCCCAGGGTCAGCTCGTTGAGATTGGCGCAGCAGTCCGTCCAGATGGCCTCGGGCACGGTGCCCATGATCAGCTGGCGGCCGGTGCCGCGGATGTTGCGCACGGTGACGTGGCGGTAGAGCTTGGAATAGCGCTCGATGTTCTCGCGGATCAGGCCCAGCATGACCTCGGGGATGGTGAGGCCCACGTTGGTCAGGGCGCGCTTTTCCTTGATGGCGGTGCGGACTTCGCCCAGGTAGGCCTTGACATCCTCACGGGTGACGATATTGGCCAGGCGGTCGCGCAGGGTGAAGCCGACGGCTTCGCGGGTGTTCTTGTTCATGGGCTTTTTGCTCCTCTCGTTGTTATCGCCGCCGGGCGCGGGATTGGCGGGCGGCTCGGTGTTCTGGGCTTCCTCCTCCGCTTTGAGCTCACCCTCCAGGTCTTTGATGACCCGATCCAGCTCGTCCACGGATTCCTGGAGCTTTTCTTTTTCGTCGATCAGGGCGTCCACGGATTCCTGGACGGCGGCCTGTTCGGTTTCGTCAGTGACCTCCTCGATGGCGATCACCAGCTCCTGCTCGCGCTTCTCCACGTCCTTCATGGAGGCGCGCAGCTTTTCCAGCTCTTTGGTTTTGAGGTCGATCTTCTTGCGAAGCATCAGCGCTTTAAGAGCCATGGTTTTTCAGTTCCTCCTTCATCTTGGCTTTCCAGGCGTCGAGCTTCCGGGCGCGCAGATCTTCGCGCTGGGCGCTTCGGGCCTGGATGTTGGTCTCGGCGTAGGCCGGGAAGGTGCAGATGCTGACCTCGTAAAGCTCTACGTCCCGCAGCGTCCAGTGGACGGCCCCATCCGGGCGGCTTTCGGTTTCCTCCAGGACGGGATCAAAGCCAAAGGAGCACTGATCCACGTCGCCGCGCTTGACGCGCTCGTAGGCGTTGACGGCGTCCTGATCTTTCGGATTGATCAGGATGTCGCCCCACAGCCCGTGCTCGTCCTCCCGCAGGGTAAGGGTACCGGCCTTGGTGCGGCCAGTGACCAGCGTGGTGTCGTGATTGATCAGGGCGCGGACGTCGTTGGCGGCCAGCGACCGCGAAAAAGCGCCGGGCGCGACGGATTCCGTCATGCCGGGCGCGATCTCGTAAATGGAGTTAAAAACGGCGAAGTAGCCCACGATGTGCATGCTGCCGTCCCCGTCCTCCCGGGTGGAGAATTGGGTGGGCACGGTGCGCACCTGGCGATGTTCAGCGTTGATCATTGTTTTTCGTCTCCTTCCTTAGCGGGCAGTTATCGGCGGCGGACGACAGCGCCCACCAGCCTTTGCAGGTTTTAAAAAAGACGTGCCCGCAGGGCGCGTCTTGCTTTTTGCAAAAGATGATCATGTTGGCGCGGTATTCGGCATGGGGACAGGATAGGGTCAGCTTCATTCCTGCACCAGCTTCTTCTGCGCCCCGGCCATGTCGGAGGGGATGTAGTTCTCCAGGATCCGGTATTCCTTGAGCCCTGCCGGGGCCATGTGCATGCGGTCGCGCCATTCGTCGCCGTTGACGTAACCGCGATCAGAACCGGCCAGCAGAATATCGCTGGTGGACTTGAGGTCGTAATCCTGAAGTGACCAGTAGTTCATGGACAGATACCACTTGTCGCTGAGGATCAGCCCGCGGGTGAGCTCCTGCTGGATGCCCTGGGTGATGGTGCGAATGCGGGTGCTGATAAAGTTGTTCCATTCGTCTTTGTTGTAGCTGCCCACACCCAGCAGAAACGCGGGCACGCCGATCACCGCGGCCACGGTGCGCTTGTCCAGTTCCACCGTGTCCTTGATGGCCAGGTCATTGAGGGATAGCGGCTTGATCTGCTCCACCTGGAAGGCCTCGGCGGGGATGATCCAGGGCGCGCCGGGCACGGCGGGGCTAACGTATTCCTGCATCAGCTTTTGTCTGCCCGCCGCGCTTTTGAAATTCTCATCCAGGGCATCCACCTTGACGATGAGGGACGGCTTAAACTCCGAGGCCATAAAGGCGTTGGTGGTTTTCTGCGCCTGCTTGAGATTGTTGGCGATGTCCCGCAGGGTGACGGTGACGCCGCGGCCCCGCCACAGATACAGCGGATCCGGGTTATAGACAAAATGCAGCACGTCCTCGGGATCCCGGGGGATGCCGTCAATGAGGATTTCATAATCCCGGTAGCTGGCGCCCATGGGGTTGAGCTGCACCCGGCTGGCCGCGATGGGCTCCAGGCTTTGCAGGTTGCCCATGTAGGTATGGGGCACCACCACGCTGTTTCCGCTGCCGTAGAGCAGCAGGTTCATCACAATGGCGGTCATCCATTGGCTGCGGGTCATGTTGCGGTTTGGGTGGATGTCGATCATGCGGGAGAGCTCGTTCTGGATCCGGATGTCGCCCGCGTCGGTGTTGGACATCAAATAGATGGTCATGCTGGCGATCAGCTCCGCAATGCGCAGGCACGCGGTCTGGATCTCCGGGCAATCGCTGAGGCGGGTATACCCGGCGCAGCAGATCTCCCCGTCCTTGAGCCAGAGCGCCACGGTGTTGTTGGCGGCGTTGCGCATGGCGGGCTGCCGCCGGTGTTTTTTGCTCATTTAATCCCACCATCCTTCGGTTTTCTTTTGGCGCTCGATGTCCTCAAGCATGCGGACGCACGCAAAAACATCGGCGTCAAAGACGTCGATGCGGCGCTCGGGCTGGATCTTCTCATACTGGATCATGTCGTCGGTCTTTTCGATGGCCCGGACGTTGCTGACGCAGTATTCGTAGGGCTCCGCGCCCAGGTAATAGAGCTTGTCATTTTTGGCCTTGTTTTCGATATGACGGAAGCCCTCGGACTTTTTGTAAAAATACTGGGGCTGATCCACCACGGCGAACCCGGCCAGCTTCATGCCGATGTAATACTCCCGGCAGAATTTGCGGTCATGGCCAACCTGGACGATGTTGAAGCCCAGGGCCTTCATCCGCTGGAACCACTTGACCACGGCCTGGTGATCATTGGTGGGCGCGTTGCACAGATCCAGCCACCCGTCATCCCGCCAGCCAAACAGCGGGATATTATCCTCATCTGCCTTTTGACTGGCCGCCACAATGGGGAACCAGCAATGCGGGATGACGATGTCGATATCCTTGTAGCTGCCATGGAGCGCCGCGGCGGTGAGGTCATGGAGCTTGGACAAGTCCGCGCCGCCGTACCACTTGACCGGCAGCCGCGCCAGATGGCGCAGCTTCTGCTCCAGCGGCCAGGCGTACTCGATGCCCAGGGCCTTTTCCGCCGCGGTGTTGCTGCGGCGGAATTCGTCAATATTGAAATAGGCCCGCATGGAGCTGGTGAACACATTAAGGGAACGGGTGAAAAAGTCCTTGCGCTGCTGCGGGTCGTTCTGGGCCTGCAGGGCGTCGTTCATAATATCCTCGGGCCGGATGGTGACGCCGTAATTGGGATTGGCCTTCTGATGCTGGACGGGGTTCAGGTAGTCCACGTCGCCGTTTTCGTCCTTGTCCGCGCAGCAGATAAAGATAAAATACTGATCATCCTTGACCATGCCCCGGAGCACCTTGCGGCAGTATTCCACGCGCTGGGCGCAGAAGCCCGTGCCGTCATCCCCGGCGGTGGTGATGGCGATGGTCAGTTTGTTGGTGTAGGGCTTGGAGGCCTCCTTGATGCGGTTATACTTTTGCGGGCCGCGGTAGGCGTGGATCTCATCCGCAATGCCGATATTGCAGTTAAAGGAATCCAGGTTGTCGCCCTTGCCCGCCAGGGCGTTGAGGCTCATGCTGCCCCCGGCAATGGCGGGATTGCTGATGGAGTGCTCGATGTTGTTGTCCACCACGCGCCAGCCGGATTTTTGCGCGGCCTTCTTATCGGCATAGAGGGCGGAGCAAACGTTGTAGCTCCAGGTGTCAAAGGTCTCCCGGGCCTGCTTTAAGGTCTCGGCCACCACATAGACCTTGGCACCGCTCATGCGCTCCAGCAGGCTGACGCCATAGGCCAGGGCGGCCACAAAGATGGTTTTGCCGTTTTTGCGCGGGATGAAGATCAGCGCCTCATGCACCACCCGGGCGCGGCTGCCATGGTGATAAAAAATCAGGATTGCGTAGCAGATCAGCTTTTCCCAGGGCTCCAGCAGGAAAGGCTTGCCCCGCAGCGGCACAGCGTCCAGGGTCTCACCCTGGCGGTGGCGGAAAGTGTTCTGAATAATGCCGATGACAAAATCGGCGTCCTGGGTGCGGACGTCGTAATCGGCATTTTCCAGCATGCGCAGGAAGCGGATACATCCCAGCATGCGATCCACTCCGGCCACGATCTCCCCGCAGGCCACGGCGGTGGCGTAGGTGAGCACGTCCCGGGCGTACTTGCCCGCGGTCCAGGAGGCCGCCAGGCGCTGGCCGTCCGGCGTGATGACGGCCTGGGTGTTGACGGGATCACGGCGGCAGATGTATTGCTGCTCCTCCTCGGTGAGCGGCACGCCCGCCGGGGACAGAATATCAGGCATTCAGCATCACGATCCCGGCATCCTGGAGCGCCTGGGTGAAGGGATCCGCCTTTTCCGGCGGCGCGAAGATATCCTCCCGCAGTTTGCGGGCAGAATCCGCGGTGAGGCCCAGGGCTTTTTCGTACACCAGTGCCTGATCGTTGAGACGATCCAGCTCCTGGATGTGAGGATCCACAATCTCGATGGGGCCGTTCTTTCCTTGGGTGATGCAGGTGGTCTCAAACTCGCCCGCGGAAAAGGCCTTGTTCAGCTGCTCGATGCGCACGTAGATCTGCGCCAGGCGGCAGCGGGTGCGGGTGAATTCCAGGCGATAGACGCCCAGGCTCTTGGTGTGCTTTTCGATTGCGCCGCGATAGGCTTTTTCGTCCATTGTTTCACCTCCTCGGTGCCGTTTTGGCTGCTCTTTTCGGCCAAAAATTCCCTTATTAGTAAAATTTCTCCGGGGAGGGAAGCGCT